CGGTAATACTAAATTAACACTATATTTTGTATTGAATTGATCTACGTCTTGTTGAGTTGCAATAGTTGCAAAGTCTTCTAATGCTTCTGGGCTTTGTGCAATAAGTCTTACAATATCATCACCTATCTCTTTTGGTAATCTCGCTCTTAAAGTAGCAAAATCTATTTTTGGTGCTTGTGACATGTTTGGTTCTTGAGTCATGGGCATTGGTTTTTGAGTCATAGATTTTGGTTCACTACCCATTTGTAATCCAATACGACCGCCATCAGCACTTTCTTCTCTTTCATCTTCAGGCACTGTTGAGAAAAATTCATAAAATTGTCTATATGCTTCTTTTAATAATAGAGGATCGTCTTTACCTGTATATTTAAGTTTCATTTGACCAGGATTGTCAGGATCAGATATTTCTTCATCTTTTAATACTTTGATAATGCTTTTTAAAACATTTTCAGTAAAATCTGTATTTTGCATTAATGCTTTACCAGTTGCATTTTCTTTTCCTAAATAATTTAATCTAGCTTCTTTTTTAGCTAATTCATTTTTTAATCCTTCGTTTGTAGGATCTTTTTTTATTTTTGATTTAAGATCTGTTATATCTGTCATCGTTCTTTCAATGTCTTGTGCAATTTCTAATTTAGCATATGTCTTACCGGATGTTCCACCTTGTGCATCTGCTTTAGCTTCTATTAATGTTTTAAATAAATCTGCATCAGTTGCAAATTTAGTTGCTCTTTCTTCATCTAAATCTTTAAATAATTGTTCCGTTGGTTGTTTAGCAGCAGCTGCAACTGTAGATAAAAAACCACCTTGTGGTGGTCTTGATAATAGATCCAAACCAAACGTAGTTAAGAATCTTGAAAGACCTTGACCTTGTGGTGTTTGAAATTGTGGAAACATTTCTTTTGCTTGTTGAAACTCTTCTTGTGTTGGTAATACACGACCAGCTAAATTATATTGTTGTCTTGGTGCGTCTAAACCTGAAGTAATACCTTCACCACTAGATCCACCCATTTTAAACATTGGTCTTTTTAAAACTCTATTCATTATTAACCTTGTCCCGACATAACCATTCTTCTAAACTCTTCAAAAGACATTGGCACTGCTTCTGGTCTTTGTTCTAATAAATCAAAAACATATTTATCGTATTCATCTTTTAAAGGATCAATATCAGCCATTTTCATAACACCTTCTTTATTAGTTCCATCTTTGTAACCAGCTCTACCGCCTTCTGCGAAAATAGCTGACAGACCTTTTTGACCAAAACCTTTATCACCACCAAAGCCTTGTCCTAATGTACCATAAATACCAGCAAGTGTTGTTCCAACACCTAATGCAGTTTGTAGTGGCGTAGGGTTAGGTATAACTGTTTGTTGTGTTTGACCAGGATAACCACCCATTAGTCCAGTTACTTGTGCAGCAAATCTATCTAGTTGTTGTTCAGGTAAAAATGCTGCTTGTCTTGCTGCTTCTCTTTGTGCATCAAGTTGAGCTTGTGCTTGCGCTTGGTTCAATGCGCCCAATGTTCCAAGTTGTGATACGTCTCGACCGGTAGCAGCTTGAGCTTGTGCTCCAAGTGCTGCTTGTTGACCGGCTAATCCTGATCTAAATGCTCCTAAACCTTGTTGAGCTTGTGCTAATCCAAATCTATTTGCAATGTCTTGTTGTCTAGCTGCCTGTGCTTGACCAAAACCTTGTTGCAATAAACCTGCTTGTAATAATGCACGTTCTCTTGCCGCCCCCGTACCAAACTCGGCGAGTTGTACGCCCGCTCGACCAGCGCCGAGCACACCCAATTTTGCTTGTTGATCTCTTATTTGCTGTTCTTGTATAGCTTTGTTTCGATCAAACTCTGCTAGTGTAGCGTCAATCACTTGTGATTGATATGGTGACATAAATTGTTGTGTTTCAGCTGTGGTCATAGCTCCAGTTGGAATTGCTGACAATCCTCCAAGAGCTGATGTTCCTAAACCAGAAGCAAGACCTGCTTCTGTTTGTGCTGCTGTTAAAAATGGTTGAAAAGATCCAATACCTGCTTGTGCTATTTGTTGAGCTTGTGCTTGTAATGCATCTTGACTTGCCACTTGTGGTGCAAGTCCAGCTAAATTTTGTTGTCTTGTTTCAAAAGCTCGAGCTGCACTTTGTCTTTTTGCAAAGTCTGCTGCTGATTCACCAGCTTGTTGACTAATACCAGCAATACCAGATGCAACAACAGGAACACCTGATTGAGCTGTAATTTGTGTTGCAAGATCTTTTCCTAAATCTTGTATAAATTGTGCAGGTAAATTTTGTACAGTTTGAACAGCCATTATAATACTTCCTCTAATCTTTTTGATGTTTTAAACATTTTACGTGCGCCTTCTAAGCCTTGCGATTCTTCTGATACTTCACCTCCGGCTTCGAGGTTTTTCATCATGTTATACATAACTTCTGCACCTTTGTCCACATCTCCATCACCTGCATTTCTAACTGCATCAGCTGTAAATACAAATTCATTTTTTGACAATCTTGCAGGCACATCATCTGCTTTTTCCATACGCCCAATAGGCACAAATCCACCTTCAGCTCTATAGTCTTTTTCCATACCACCCATATCTAATAAAGGCATAGTTTTTTTAGCAACTGGTTCTTTTGATCCTTCTTGATATTGTTGTCTCATAATACCGCCTTCAGCTGCAAATCTTGGTGCAAGATATTGATCAGGATTAGCTCTAATAGCAGCTATGTCTATACCTTGTTCATCTAATAATCTTTGTGCTTCGTCCTCTGACTCATCACCTGTGCCAAGACCTAATAGTGGCAATAGTGATGCTGCTGTGATTGTTTTTAATGCTGATAACTTACCACCTGTTCCTAAAATACCTTTTGTTGCTGCTTGTCTAAATATGTCTTTGCCTCCAGGACTTAATATAGATTCTGGTCTTCCAACAAGAATATTTCTTAAACCTTCTCTACTAAAAATTTTTCCAGCACCTCCAAGAAAAGTTCCTGGACTAGCAAAACCTGTAAAAAATCTTTGACCTTGTGCTAAATTACCTAAACCACCTGTAAGTGTGTACGCTAATGCCGCTTTACCTATCGGTGATTTTGCAACTTTTTTAACAGCTCTTGTTGCTTTCTTAACTAATTTACCAAGACCATACATTTGTCTACCAGTTTCTTCGTCAATAATTCCACCTTCTGCCGCAAATCTAAGTCTAAGACCTCCGTCTTGATTTATATCATCTTGTTCCGTGATGCTTGGTGCTTGAGCAAATGTTGTATCTATGGGTAATATTATATTATTATTATCGTCATCTGTACTCATGATAAGATTGCCAGCAGCGTCTATATCACCGGCCATTCTATCTTGCATATAATTTTTATAACCTTGCGCTGTTAAACCGTATTTTTCTCTTGCTTTTCTTGTTCTTGGATCATTTCTAAAAAAATCTATATTACGATCTAAATTTTTTTGTCTAGGATTTTTTAATAAATTAAGTCCCATGCTAATAAAACCAGGAAAATTACTATCTCTAATTCTTAATCTTTCAAAACCTTGTTGTTCAAATGTTTTATCCTCTGCTTGTCTTTTAGCAAGATTTCTTAAATCAGATCTTCTTTGTGCGTCTCTCATAGACTCTTCTCTTCCTTGATCTCTATTACTCATACCAGCTCTTTCAACAGATCCCTCTTCAGCTCGTCCTCCGACTCCACCTATTCTATATAATTGTCTTGCTATTTGTGCTCTAGTTATCGCCATCGTTCTATTCTATTTTGTTTCTCCTAATAAATCAAGGCTAGGCATGATTACAGTTACATCTTTTTGTATGTCCTCTGGTGATATGCCTTTATCCTTCCATTCCTTATCATTCTTATATTTTTCACCTGTTTTCTTATTAGTTATTTTTTCTATTATTTTATCTGGTTGTAGTTCAATCATTATGTTGTTACCTCTCTTGGCTGTATTTCTAATATAGAGGCTATGACGTGCAGCTCATTCGCGTCAGCAGCTTGTACTTTCAATGCTTCACCTTCTTCCATTATTAAAGGTTGAGTTAAGAGTTCTGTGGTTGCTTTAGATCCAATAGATTTATCTTTAAATAAATTAAATATAGCACTACTAGCATTTACTAAAGTTATAGTTATTGTGCTTCCTGATCCAGCATCCTCAGATACTATTAATGATTTTACAACAGCAGTTTTAAATGATGGCACTGTATAAAGTGTCGTAAGATCTGTTGTAGTTAAATCTACTTTTTTATTTATAAAACTATTAGCCATTAATTTAAAAAGAAGTTTTCAGCTTCTACCTCATCTTTTAATTCTTGTTGAAAAGTTGTGTTTAATTTTTCTACAATCGCATCAAGATCTCTTACTTGAGATTCTGCAACTGTAACGTCATATTCTTTACTAGCTCTTGTTAATACTTGTACTATCTTTGCCATTATCTACGTCCATCAGGTTGTATATCTAATCTAAAAGTTCCTAGTTTCCAGGTTTGACTAGCTGCTGTATTTTCTATTTTTAATGCAACAGCTCTAGCTCTTGCACGTGTATCCACTTTTGTAGTAGATGTTGTAATGTCAAAAGGTCCAAGTGGAGAACTAGCTTGTGAATTATTTGGATAGTTTTTTAATTGTAGCGTAATCCTAGCTGTTCCTGTTTGAGATATAAAATCAGGTACAAATCTTCTTATTTTCATTATAAATTCACCGTCTCCTCCAAACGTTGCAAGTCCTGTAGATTGCCCTGTTCGAGTTCTTGATTGTGTAATATCATAATCTCCAGAAGATATATTTGCTGTAACTGCAGTTATAGTTCCATTTTTATTTTGATCTGTTCCTATTTCATGTTCATAATAAGTTGTAATTCCTTCTGTGTTTCCTACAACATCAAAAGATGTATCCGTGTCTGCATCATATTCTGTTGCATGAGGTGTTCCAAATACAGCTGAATCTCTCCACATAGTTCTTGATAATGTTCCATTTGTCCACACAGGTCTTTGTGGTGAAGAATCAAAATAATTATAAGCTACCATTCTATTTACAACTGAAGATGTTGATGTTGGATAAAACCACATTACTTCTCCAAACAAATTATTTAGTCCTGCTGATACCATTTGATTACCTGATGTTAAGTTTATATCATCATAAACAAAGTCTTCTACCAAACAAGGTAGTGATTCTAATTTACCAGCGTATCTAAAAAAACCATTTTCTGACATCCAGTATGCAGCACCGTCAACCTCTACACACGCATTTTTTCCAACAAGTCCACAGTTTGTTCCAACTTGTGCAAACGCAAACGTAAATGGTTGACCAACAAAACGTTGTGTAAATAACGCTGTATCAGTCCAAACATAAATTGCATCTCTACCTCTAATAGCACCAATGATCCGTGATCCGTCGGCCAGTCTTTGTGTGCCGGCTGTATTGGTTGCTGTTGGTGTATACGTGTTTATATCTTCTTGATCCGAGAATCTTACAAACATATCATCTTGTGTAGATGTATCTCCAATAGTTGTTTCTGTTCCAAAAAATACTAAGTGTCTATCAGGTGTTGATACTAACATATGACGTGACGCTGTTGGTGCACCTGATATGATAGAAGCTCTTGTACTTGTTGCATTTGATAAAGAAGAATCCCATTCAAAAACAGCACCATTGACAATTAAACAAATCGCTTTATCACCAAAATTATCTAGTGACCACATACCAGGTTCAATAACTAAATCTCCTGATGCAGCTTCACCCCATGCGACATAATCTGAAGTATTTGTAATTGTATCTCCATCACTATGAGATGCTGCCGTTGTATTTCTTACACCTCTTGTAACACCAGTTAAAGTGTTTGACGAAATACCCGTATAAGATATTTCTTCTGTTCCTATTAAAATAAAATTTGTTCCAGAGTCAGGAAACTGAGATGCATCAGTTAATACAATAGTAGTTGTTGAATCATTAATCGCTCCATTTAAAGTCGTTGTAACTGCTCCTGCTTCTTCTCCACCCCATGAACCTAATCCATAACCAAAACCTTTTGCTTGTACAGCCGGTCCTACTGGATAGTAGTGCTGCACTCTAATACCACCCGATGTTGTTGCACCAGATCCTGTTTCATTGGATGGCATTGTAATTGTAAGTGTTGTAGTTGATGGCACCGATGTGACCATAAATTTTTTATCATCAAAGTCTGATGCACCAAAATTAGAATTTGTTATTGTAGTAAAATTATCTAATAACAATATTTCACCTGCAGCTATGTTGTGTGCACTAGAAAAGGTAAGTGTTACAACTGCTGATCCATTAGTTGTACTAAATGCGTTTGTGAGTGTGGTTGTAGTTTTAATCGGATGTATGTCATAAAATATACCTCCTGAGTATGCATATAGAATCCTGTTACTGCCTATAATTGCATATTTTCTACCCAGACTATTTACAAAATGATGAAGTCCTCTAACAGCCCCTGTTAAATCACTTGTTCCTAGCTGCTTCCAACCACCTATTTTTTCAGGTGTTCCATATCTAAATCTAACATTATCACAATCTACCCATTGCCCTTCCGCAGTGGTTTCTGAAATTTGTTTATTGATACCCGGTTGAAATCCTATTTTTTGTAGCATATATTTTTCCTAAAATATAATATCTATATAGCATAATCAAAGGTTTTTAAACACCTTGTTTTAGATAGATCTCATTGTAGGCACTGGATATTTTATTGTTTTATCCTCAAGATCTATTTCATTTATAAAAGAAATTAAAGTAAGTCTCTCATGATCCTCTTTCATAGGATTAGAAGCGTGACTAGTATTACCATCAAATATAACCAATCTATTATAAATACCCTCAACACTAAATGTTTTATTATAACGTTTATTGTTTTCACCTTTAGCGTCTTTTACTATTTTTATTTTTTCATTAGATATTTTTTTTTCCTCATTTTCAAAATAATCATATCTTATATTAGATGCATTGTATGAGCTGCCTTTAAAATTTTTAGAAGAAAAGATAGAGGTGCCTGCGGTATTATTTTTATTTAGATATATTATAGCAGTAAATCTGTAAATATCGTCTTTATGCACCCAATTGTCATGTTCTAATTTATATGTTTTTTGAAAATATGTATTAGCGTTATATTTTATATTTTTAATATCATTTGGATAAAAAACTGAACATATTTTTAAATTAACCCAGTTAAAAAAATCAAAGTCTACTTCATGCAATATTTTTGATCTTTTTCCAGGACAAGTAGTTTGATTAGTATATTCTATTTTTTTAGAAAAATTTACTATTTCATCGGGATTATCAAAAAAATTATCTACACAAACAAAATTAGGAAATAACATACGTGCTACTTTTCGTAGTTATCAGGATGATCTCTTTCCTCAACGTGACCATGTTCTTCAGCTCCACCGTATTTTATTATAGCTTTGTTAATTATTCCCATCAAAACAGTTGAAAATTCATAACAAGATTTTCTATCTAAAAGATAATGACCTTTTCTTAAAATTATTAATAATATTTCTTTCCAAGAAAATTTTAATTTTAAATGATCTTCTGTAAATTTAAATTGCATATTACGACGATAAGAACCAAGATGTTACAATATATTTGTTTTCTTGTAAAGGGGGATTACCTCTATGTACATAAGGAAAATCTGCTGGAAATATACACCCTCTACCTGTCTTTGCTTCAACTCTTTGTTTTTGAAATAAAAATTCTGTCTCCCCTCCTTTTTTAATATCATTTAAATATACTGTCCATACTAAAGCTCTTTTACAAGAATGTTCTTTATGTGCTCTTTCTACATGCCACACATGATAACCACCACTTGGTTCTGTTCTTTGAATTTTAATATTTGTAAAATGTAAATCGTTCATACTTGTAAAATTTAACATATCTGTTTTTTCAATGTAGAGTCTTAACATCTCTCTTAAACTTTCACATAACAATTCTATTTCATCACACCAATTATTAGATCTACTAAAAGTTATTGCTAGATCTTTTTTAAATGCTATACTTGTTCCCTCACCAGTTCTATCGAAAGCTTTACTGTCTTTTTGTTTTTCAAAAATATCTATAAGTTTTTTACATAGTTGTGAGTCTATAAAATTATCATATACAGCTATGCTATCTTTTAATTTCATATATATTTTTTTCTGTTCTTGTTTTTTCATTTACATCTCTGGGTTATATTTTACTGATGCTCGTTTACGATCTTTTATTGAATCATAAACATGATCTTTGTTAGGTCCATTTTTATCAACATAGTGAAAAAAAGTTTGTATGTGATAGTCACCTGTAAAATTTTTTCTCCAATGCTTATCTTCACATCCAAGATAAATTACAGCATCTCCTCTGTTCATTTCAATAGGTTTTCCTTCTATATACAAAGGCCATTTAGTATTATCACTATCCCACATAGCAGAAACAGAAATTTCACAAGAAGGTCTATCTGTGTGATTTTTTAATTCTGCATTATATGTGTAAAATCTTGTAAAAGCATATGTTGGAAAAAGTTTTAAACCAGTTTCTTTTTCCATTAGATCTTTTTTTTGCATTAAAAGGACATCTGTAAAAGATTCGTCAGTCCATACAGAGTCACCATTATTACTTTGTTGCAACATAAGATCAAAACTTTTATCATTTCTTTTGTGCATTAAATGAAAATAATGCGTTCCTATTTTTAACTCTTCTTTTGTAAAAAAGTTTTTTATTAATTTATATCTAAAATCTTTTCTTATGATGCCCATGCTACTACCGAATACCTTTTTCCTTTTTTAACTGGTTTAACTGAATGTGGATATAGAAAACAACTTGGCCAAACTATTAATCTACCTGACTGCACCTCTACTTTTAAACACATTTTTTCTGTTGTAGGATTAAAAAATTCTAATTCACCACCTTCATAATCATCATTTAATAAAAGAATACCAGATAAAATCCTAGGACTTTTTAGAAAATTATCTACATGGGGTGTATAAAAACCACCTTCCTCATATTTTAAAAGATCTAATGTAGATATTCCAACTGTACAAGTTCCCCATTTAGGGGCAAATTCATCACTATATTTTTTAAAATAATATTTAAATCCTGAGGCTAAATAATTACACCAATGTATTTTAGTCTTAGAACCAGAGTTCCAGTCTGTTAAAGAGTGTCCTTGTACGTTTCTAACATTTTTATCAATTGTGTTTTCTTCACCAATTCCAAGGTCGTCAAATTTTTGACGAATAGAATATTTAATAAAAGAACCTATAGTTTCAGGTGGTATAACGTGATCGTACACTTGAATATAACTTTCTAAATTCATAAAAACAAATATATATTACTTTCTAAAAAAGTAAATTAATAAAATAATTCTAAACCTGATAAACAAGGATTACCATCAAGATCATAAATGTATGCAAAAGGGCTATCAGTTCTGTTTAAAGCAGGAACTTGATTCATGTCAATTCCCTCTAAAAATGAAACCATAGCTTTCGCGTCAGCATCATTATCGTAATGTCTTTCTGCAAAATGTTTTATCTCTTTAATTAAATTATCTCTAGCCCATGTTACAGCAGCTTGAGATTCAGTAGCATTTAAATCTTTTGGTTCAGAGGGATCTGTATCCGTAAAATTAAAAATGGTAGTATCATCATAATTAATTGTATCGCCATTTAAAGTAACAGTGGACATTTTACACCAAACTTTTCTATAATCAGCATCATTAACTTCTTTTGCAATAATATTAGGTGTCACTAACCACTTATCTCTTTTAGCTTCGTTAGGAGCTAATCTGTAAAATTCATTATTTTGAAAAATTATGTATTTAGCCATGTTTATTACGCATTATCAAAAATTAATAAAGCTCCTTGAAATCCAGCTGTTGGTGAATGATTAGGAGTAGGAGACTGTGATCTATTTCCACCTGTACCGCCACGCCCAGCTGATGTTCCAAACATAAAAGATGGTCTATTATAACTTAAATCACTACTACTACCTACCTCTGGTCCTGGATTACCTGCAATAGAATTCGTAGCACCTGGTGTAGGCGCAGTTAAAACTGTTCCACTACCAACACTTCCTGGATTGCCAGGGTTTCCATTAGAGTTTTCAGGTGCTTTGTTTCCACCGTTTCCACCATTTAAAGAAAATAAAGTAGCGATACTAGTTGCTCCACCTGCACTACCGTTTTGTGCATTGTTAGCTGGTCCTCGACTTCCCTCCGATCCTGCACCACCTACAGCGTATGGTTGTGAAAAAGGAGGTGTAATATCTGAAGTGAATAATCCTACAACTCCAAAACCTCCAGCGCCACCTCTAATAGAATTTGGACCTTGTTGTTGAGGGCCTCCGCCTCCACCGCCTCCTCCCGAGGCAGCATAAGCCATCATTTGATTTCCATTTGAGTTGTAAGTTCCACTAGCTGGTCCATAAGCAGCTACCTTTGGTGTCATAACTGCACCACCAGCACCAGATTCACCAGCTATAACTCTTCCTGATGAGTCTACAGTCACAGTCGCTGAGTTGAAAGTTCCTTTTGCTGATTTTATAATTCTTGGCATTGTTTTCTTTCCTCCTTAAAATTTATTAATCAACCATTTCTACGTATGAAACATGAAAAGCTAAATCGTTAGCAGCACCAGCTGTAACAGCAATTAAATCTGTTTCATCTAAATAAATAGGTCTTGCAATTAAATCTAATGTTGAATCTGCAGGCACAGAGATTGTGCTTGCAATTTTATAATAAGTTGAACCATCGTCATTACTAATTTCTACTGTTGCATCAACAGCGCTAGTTCCATCAATGTTTGCTAATAATATCGAATCAATTCTGACTGCAGTTTCTGCAGGGACGTCGATCATAGTAGTTCTGTTTGTATCAGATAAAGTACCCATAGCATTCTTAGGTGTGATCGTTGCTATATTTACAAGATTCGGTGTTGCCATTTTTTATTCTCCTTTTATATTAATACCCGAAAACCATGGAGAAGACAATACCTTTTCCATCAGTAGTTGCGATTTGTGTAGAGCTTGATGTTGCGTTGGTTATTTTTACTCTACCAGTGCCATCTGGAGCTAAAGTCATGTCTCCATTTGCACCATCTGCAAGTGTTACTGTACCTGCATTTGTACCATTATTTGTGTTTAATATTAAATCTCCAGTTCCTTGAGTTGTAAGAGTTGCGTTAGCATTGTTGTCTCCTATTTGAACTGTATCAGCACCAAGATTAACATCACCTGTTCCGTTAGGAATAATATCAATATCAGCGTTTGATGTAGAAATAATGTCATTTCCATTAACATCTAAATCCCCACCTAATTGAGGTGATGTATCATCAACAACGTCACCACCAAATTCTACTGCAGTAATGTTTGGATTTGTGCCATCGTCTGCTTTTGCGTAAGCAATAATTGTCTTACCAGCTGCGACAGCCGCACTTGTTCCTGTCCCTGAAACATATTTAAATGTTACAGTTTGAGATCCAGAAGTTCCATTTTTTAAAATATAAAAGTTTTGTACGTCAAGAGGAATTGTTACATTTCTTCCTGCCGTTAGTGTTCCTGTAAATTCTATAATTCTGTGTGCAAGAGTTGCACCAGTTGCTCCATCTGAAACAGATAAATCAGTATCTCCAGAATCAGATACAGCTTGAGCAGTATACCCACCAGAAACTTGTTCAAAAATTTGTAAATTAGTGTTTGTTTTTGTACCCCATGTACCAGCGTTTTCACCGGTTGCTTGAAGTTCTACCCCTAAAGGTGTGTATGTTGATGCCATATTTTATCTCCTATGCAACGTCACTATAACTCGTATTTGATCCAGTTGCAACATCAGAATAAGTATCATTTGATCCTGTTGTTACATTACTATAACTGGTATTTGATCCAGTTGCAACATTGGAATAAGTATCATTCGACCCTGTTGAAACGCCTGTATACGACGTATTTGAACCAGTGTCAATATTAGTGTAACGCTCTATTCCTAACAATCCTACGGTTGATGTAATTTGATCTAAACTTAATCCAACGACATCTGCTGGAGATATAGAACCAACACTTGTTGTTGCAGCTATGCCAGTTAATCCAACAACATCTGCAGGTGATATCGACCCAACACTTGTGGTTGCAGATACCCCTACTAAATCAACTAACGTTATAGCTCCAACTTCTATTGTTCCTACACTTGTTGTTGCTTCAATACCTGTTATTTCTGCAGGCCCAAATTCTAAACCTAGTGTGCCTACACTTGTTGTTGCAGATACACCACTAATTGCTGCAGGCCCAAATTCTAAACCTAGTGTGCCTTGACTTACAGTAGCATTTAATCCACTAACAGCAACTGTAGGACTAATTACAAAAGTTACACTACCAACATCAGAAGTTGCTTCTTGACCAGATATGCCTACTACGTCTGCAGGAGATATTGATCCAACACTTGAAGTTATTTCTCTACCAACTAAAGGAATAACTTGGTTTGGAGATTCACCCCAAGAATTATCACCCCAAGCATCTCTACCCCAACCAACCAAAGTTCCAACATATGACATTGTAGGTGTTGCAAACTCTGATGATACACCTGTTAATGGAACTACATTTTCTGCATCAATATCTAAACTACCAACACTTGTAGTCATAGAATGGTTTGGACCGACCATTTCTAAGAAAACTGTTATGGCTGTTGTAATCGATCCAGGTGATGCTGTTGCCTCTAAACCATCTGGTTGTATTAATTCATCTGCTCCTTCGCCCCAATCAGCCGTGCCCCATGTTAATCTACCCCAACCTGTTTCATTAAATTCTTCTGAGTCACCTAAAGAAACTGTTGCAGAAAGACCAGATAATTCAACAAGAGTATTAATTGCAATATCACCTAAACTAACTGTTGCAGATACACCAGTTACATCTGCTATTATAAACTGAGTAGCTGTTAGTGTTCCTACTGAAGATGTTGCAGAAAGACCTGTTGGTTCAACGGAATATTCTACGCCCCAACCTGAGTTGCCCCATTGTTGTCTACCCCAACCCTCTAGGTTAAAAGCAGACTCGTCTCCTACGGATGCTGTTGCTGATTGACCTGATAATGAAACTGTGATGACATCATCTTGCCACTCATTTGATCCCCAAGTGTTAGTACCCCAGGTTGATGCCATAAGGAGATCCTCCTTACGCTATACGAATGATTGCGTTAGTTGCGTCTGCTGTTGGAAATTGAATTGTAAATGTTCCAGAAGAAACTGTTTTGTCACCACCAAATGCGATAACAGCAACAGCTTTGTCAGATTGATCTGAATTATAAATTAAAGCACCATTAGCTGTAAATGAAGCTGAAGTATAACTTACATCTGCAAAATCACAAAATGCAGTTGTTCCAGAAGTTGTTGGCGTAACACTTGTTAATGTTGCACCACCTGCAGTGTACGCAGTTCCAGATGAATTTGTAATTTCGTTTGATGTTGAGTAAGCTGTAGTTCCAGCACCTAAAGTTGCTGAGCTAGTAAATAAAGCTATTTTAAAAGTGTCACCACTTGTAGCTGTAAAGTTGTGTGTTCCAACTAAGATTTCTTGTTTAAAACTTGTACAAATTGCCGATGTTATTGCCATATTTTATCTCCTATGGGTTTGCTGAAGTTACTGGAATACGAACAGCGCCATCAGTGTAGTCGTCTCTTCGTCTTCTACCAACTTGCTCGTTAGCAAACTTCTGTACCTCTTGTTTATATTTATTTTCATATAAAGTCAACATATCTATCGGGCCTTTTAAAAATCCATACGCCTCTGATAGACAGCAATATAATAGTCCATTTGGAAAGTTTAGACTAATATAATTAGTATTATCACCTTCTAATAGTGCAGGAGCTGCATTAAAATGTACTCTAAATGAATAAGTTTGGTCTGGAACAGGAGCAAACATCATTCTTCCAGAAGTAGTGTCAGATTCTCCTGTAGCTCCACCAAACATAGCATAATATTTAGGTTGACCTCTTTTAGCTGATTCTGTTGAAGACACATATTCTTGTAAATATGTAACATCTTTTTTCTCTAACCAGACATTTGCACCTGTTGTA